AATTGCGGAACGTGCGGTCGGATGGAATGTCGGACACGTCCACGATCTTGAATGGCTTACCAGAAGGTACATCCTTGGCAGCGATTTCCTCAATGGTCATTGTCTCAAGAGCCTCTGGAGAGGGGATGAGAATGGATACTCCACCATCGTCGTTTGGGTAAATGACATAATTCATTGAGTTATCCTTTTATCGGAAGATAGAAACAAACACGCCGGAAAAATCAATTACGTTTCCAACTGATGTATCAGTTGCAGTTGCTTTTGTTATTACAGCCACTGATCCAGTTGAAATACCAGAAGCACCTTTAATATCAATGCCAGCAACACGGGCAGTTGAATATTGTGTTGTTGACCCATTATCAACTGTGTTCCATACGCTACCAACAGTTGCATAGTTTACATCTGGCATTGCAGTCGTGAAGTTCACCGTGTAGTTACCCGTACCATTATCTGCAACACTAGTAACATTGCCACTACCACGGATAGTACAAAACCCAGCCGTGTTGGTCGTGCCATCAAAATTCACCCACGCACGGCAAGCGTATGCTACCGCTGCGGAGCCGTAGCCGGAGTTGAACTTAAAGTTTCCGCTTGAGTCAAACTGACCAGTAGCAACACCACCCTCAGTAAAATCAATCGTGTCTGCTGCCGAGAAGAAGATACCCGTGTTGGTGTCGCCTGTAGTAGCAATCGCTGGAAGAGCCGCAGTCCCTGCCGCAAACTCTGCCTGACCTGAAGCGTTGATACGCATCCTCTCAGTGCCACCCGTCGAGATGCCTACGATATCTGTGCCGTAGAACACGCCCGTGTTGGTGTCACCACCCTGCACTGCTGGAGTAGCAGCAGAGCCATCAACACCAGCTATACCTGTGGTTCCGTTAATTGTTACCGTCATGCCCATGTTCCTACGTTGACGTTAGACCCAGATGCACCGATTGGGTAGATCAGGAAGTAGCTATTTGCCATAGTGCTGTACGCACCGCCGGGAGCGGCAGAAAGCGTGTACTGAGGCGTAAACGTACCACCGCCATTGATACTGACAATGCCTTTTATACTTGAAAAACTAGTTGATGCCGCCGAGGCTATTGCACCAGTTATTGCTAGATTTGTAGCAGAAGCAGAAGCTATTTGTGAAGTTCCTGAGTTTGCTCTTGTTGGAAGAACAGTAGACCCATCAAAAGAAAGCCCCCCCCACAATACGCTGTTAAGTGTTGCAGACCCGCCATATCCAATACCAAGCGTATGAGATGTAGTGCCTGCTGTTTTGTTAAAGTAATACATGGCTTCAAAAGCATACACCGTTGAGGCAGACAACGTGACGCTGACGCCAAATATGTTTTGCGCTCCGGTAGCATTTGCGCCTAAAAGATTAGCGTTTAGCCGAAAAAACTGCATCCCCGGAATTACACCGCGCTGTGTGCCTTGCGGCGTTCCATAGAATACAGTGCCATCATATTCTACTGCACCAGCAGTAGCAGTTGTTAGATTTGTTCCAGATGTAAGATTAAAAGGAGCAACAGATGCTGTCCCCGCAGCTAAAGCAACGCTCTTATTCGTTAACGTCTGTGTAGCGGCTAGACCTACAAGCGTGTCAGTCACAGCAGGAAGCGTAAGAGTGTTGGTTCCGGCAACAGCAGGGGCAGTTATTGTAACTGATCCAGATGTTGATCCATTAAGGGCTACAGGCATTAGACAATACTCCATGTGCTGCCAGACGGAACGGTGACCGTGATGCCGCTGTTCACGGTGATTGGTCCAAATGTTCCGGCGTTTTTGCTGGCGGTGATTGTGTAGTTGGATGTCACGGTCTGGCCGTTTTCAATGAAAATTTCGTCAGTGCCACCACCTGTCGCGCCACCACCGACCGTACCCCAAGCCGTGCCATTGTAGCCCTCGAACTTGACGTTATCGGTGTTAAACCGGAACATGCCGGACGCGGGTGAAGCACTGCGGTTTGCCGTCGTACTTGCTGGAACCTTGATCTGGCCTGTGCCAGACATGGTGATATCAGCAGTAGCTGTCGTGGCACCAAGGGTTTTGTTTGTCAGTGTCTGTGTGCCAGCTTCTGTCACAGGAGCATTGGCAACTTCAATAAGATCAGTGCTGTTTGTGTATGCAATGGCCTTCTTGCCGACAGCAATCGTAAAGCCTGTCTGGCCCGACACCTTAACAATAAGGGCGATATTCGTGTTGTTGAACAGTATGTAGGGCTTATCTACCGCAGGAACGGTTACCGTATGTCCCGCTGTTGGAGTACCCGTGAACTCAATAACGTAGTTACGACCGGCAGAGGATGTTCCATCAGGAATTGTAAGTGCAGTAGGACCACCACCCGTAAGTGCCTGTGTAGTGTAACCAGCAACGGCCTCTTCAAGCAACGTACCAAGGTTCGTATTGGTCGTGTCGCCCCACGTACCGGACTGATCGCCAGTACCCATCAAGGTAAGTTTAAGATTAGTTGAATACGTACTTGTCATGCCAAAAACCTCTAGGCGGCTATCTGAGTCCAGTTTGGAGACTGAGATGGTGTGATGGGACTATACCCCGGAACTTGATTTGGCGCAATCATTACCCATGCAGGATTTTGGCCCGGAGCGACCTCACTCCATACCGGGATCTGGGATGGATCAATTTCCACCCACGCAGGAATTTGATCGGGAACGATCTGACCCCAGACAAGAACTTGCCCAACAGACCCCGTAGTAAATACGCCTGTGACATTAACATTTGCCCCTGCTGTGACGGATACGGAGCCAACTTGACCCGTCGCAGATACGCCTGTGACATCGACAAGGTTGACGGTTTCAATATCAACCGAGCCTACTTGGCCTGTAGCTGCAACACCCGTCAGGGAGACATTGGCGTCGGATTGAACTTCTACGGAGCCAACGCTGCCTGTAGCAGATACGCCCGTAAGACTTACATCGACACTGACTACAACAGAGACTGTTCCAACATTGCCTGTAGCAGATACGCCTGTGAGATCCACATTAGCGGTAGCCGTGACAGTTGCCGTGCCAACTGCACCCGTAGCAGATACGCCAGTAAGGCTTACATTGGCGTCCGCAATGACAGAAAGAGAGCCGACCTGCCCAGTGGCAGATACACCCGTAAGGTTTACATTGGCATCAGCCGTGACAGAAAGAGAGCCAACCTGCCCAGTTGCAACTCCAATATCAATCGCACCCGTGCCAAACGCACCCAGACCCCATCCTTGGGATCTAGACCATCCTTCAAAGGCTACGACTGCATCGGTCATTACTCATCACTCATCACGCTATGCGAATAATGGCACTGGAAGCGTCGTTTGTTGGGAAAATAACGGTAAATGTACCTGCTGATGCCGTTTTATCTGAGCCAAAGTCCAACACAACAACAGACTTGTCGCCTTGTGTTGAGTTGTACAGCAGCGCACCGCGAGCAGTAAACGACGCCGTGGTCCAAGAGGAATCAGCGAAGTCCGCAAAAGCTGTTGTGCCAGAAGACGACGTTGTGCCAGATGTCAGCGTGTTGCCACCAGCAACATACGCAGAACCAGTCGTATTGGTCGTTTCGCCCGACGTTGTATATGCTGTGGTTGCTGCGGTAAGGGTTGCCGCATCCGTGTACAGTGCCAACTTGAATGTGTCAGCAGTTGTTGCAGCACGGACAACCGTTGTGCCGATTGCGTGGATACCGCTCAAGAGTTCAGTCTTGAACGATGTTGTCATGAAATTACCCGTGAAACTCATGATACCTTCTCCTTATAAGTTCAGCTAATTGTGGTTGACCAGCTTCTGTCACCAGATGACTGACCGTGGATCTGTCGCATTGTATAGCACGTTTCATGTAGTGCAGTATAACCTGTTCTACCTGATTTTGAAATGCTATTGCTTGACCTCGGATTACATCCGGAGCATTGGCTGAGACATCAACAATCCTCTTTGATGCCTGTTCCGCCCAGAACTCCGGAGGATGACCGCCATTGTCCGATGTAGCTACATCAACGGTAAATGTTCCGGATTGCATTGCTGGCGTAAACATCAATTAGCCTTCACTCTGATAAGACCATCACGATAAGCATCATCGTTCTCACGACCTTCACCGTAGTTCTTGAGACGGGTAAGAGCCTCAATGAACCGTTGATTGTACGTGTTGAGGAGTTCGTTCTCACCCTTCATGAACGTATAAGCCTCTACCAGAGACCCATACAAAAGGGCTTCAACAGCATTGTCGCCAAGCCATGTGGTTGCACCCGTCGTGATGCTGGCTGGCTTGTAGTAGTAATGGATCTCGGCAGCAAACGCCGCGTTTGGCACCGGGGCGATCAGGAAGTTGTCCTTGTCAAACAAGGCGTAGTACTTCGGAATACCCGTTGCTTCGGTCGGGTTATACTCCTGTAGGTACTCCACGTCCTTGTTCAACAGGATGACCTTCGATCCAGACGACGTGATCATCAAGCTGAATGGTGCCAGAAAATCTGTCGGGGCTGTCAGATACTTATACCCGGAGGTCATTGTGCCAGTGGCATTCTTCCTGAAGTCCTCAAGATCAACAGCATAGAAGATGCGCTCTTCAGCACTCTGGATAAAGTTGTCGATGTTCGCCGAGAACGTCGTCTCGTCGTACTCCGTGTAGTCCTTGATGGCTTGCACCAACGTAGCGTATGTCCAGCCCATCAGAGTATCTCCACCGTAACTTCTGTCAACTCACCAAGTGCCTGTGACCCTTCAGCGGATACAGAAACGTCACTCGTAACCAGCACCTCGACAACACCAACTTGCGTAATCCCCTGCAACAGGTTGTACTCTATAAACGGGAAAATGTCAGTACCAACGGGAACATCCATCGGCTCAATACGAGATGGTCTCGGTGCAACCAACGCCTGTGGCTCAGGTGGCGGAAAGATCGGGTCTAACTGAGGGTGCTTCGGCTCCCAGCACTCAGTGCAAGTCCTGAGACCATTCCATTCTTTCGCAAGCAGGTGATAGTCATATTGAAACCCGCACCTGTCGCAGATCGCAATGGCATATTTACCGTTTGCAAAAAGGCCCATGGGTTACCCCAGCCGATAGTTGGACCGAGAAGGCGTCAATCTCAAAGATGCCCGATCACGATCTTCTGTGGCAGCACGTTCAAACTCTTCCTCGTAGATCGCCTTCAGCATCTGGATGCGGTCAGGAGCCTTCTTGATTGCAATGTAGTACGCCAATCCGGCAGCAAGACACGGATAAAAACGAAACGGGATCTGCATGGTGTTCACGCCAGACGCAGCATCGTCCAATCGCACCAGCTTATCGACCACCAGAGTGTAGTTTGTGTCAGGCTTCGGCCAGACATACACAACAGGAATAATCTTGCGGTCTACGAAATACTGTACAGGACGACCAATACTCAGCTTGTTCGGGATGTTCTGGTAGATCTCGCGGCTGATCCGGTCGATTGTGAGATCAGACTGTGACGCGGTTCCAACTCCCGAATCACTTCTGACAACGGCAGTAATGATGTCAATCACACTCGCTGTCAGCGTGTATGTCTCATTGTTTGCGTTGAGTGCAATCTCTTCTTGGACAATCGTCCACTGGTTCAAACCACGGTTTGCCCACTCAGCAAGAAGCAAATTCAAGCTACGGCGAGCCGTGCGCTGGTCGTATCCTGTGCGGATCTCAATGCCACAACGCTCAAACGCCTCTTCGATGTAGTCGGCTACATCTAACTCAAATGTCTTCGTGCCAGAAACTGT